CCTGACGCCGATTTCGATTTTCGATTTCGACAGGGGGGCCTCAGAGGGAAATCCGCCCCAGCGCGTCACAGCGCCAGCGCTTCTTCCGGTGTTGTTCCTGGTGACATTCCTCACACAGCGCCATCAGGTTGCCGTGATCCAGCGCGATCATCGGATCGTTCACTGTCTCCGGCGTCAGCGGTTTCTTGTGATGCACATGAACAGCCGGTTCGATCAGTCCCTTGCTCAGGCAGATCTCGCATAGGCCGCCCTTCTCTTCCAGGAACGACGCACGGCTTTTCCGCCATGCCCGGGACGTGTAGAACGCCTCGATCTGTTCATCATGATGCACTCAGGACCCACCTCGCCGTTTTAAGAGTGCGACCCCCATGCAGAGGAAAGGAGAAACCCCGCAGGCCCCGCATAATTGTGAGCAAATGAAAACACCCGGGTCATGTCCAGCTCCCGGGTGCTACTCTGCACGGTATCATGATATCATATATCCCGCGCAAAATCTGCAATCTTTGTCGCATGAAATAAAGTTGCCTTTAAGCGTCAAACGCACTTTGTTTTAACCTAATCAACGCCCTCATTTCTGCCCTTCTCCATCTTGCCTTTTTGTACGACTTTCTGCCGTACCATATATATGGGGTTCCGTGAAATACGTTGCTTACTCTTTGTAATGCGTTGTGTTGACGTTTTCGCCTATCAAATGTCATTATTGTGAAATAATCTTTCATGTTGTACCTCACTTAAAGCGTCACAGTTTCATTCCAATCCATATTCCAACAAAAAGCCAAAGCAATTGGATAAGAATTATAAATATCGTCATAATCGTTGCCTTTAAGTGTCATCAGAACCAAATCCAATAACACCAATCATCTTCAGCAGTTCTTCTCTTAATTTTTCCACCTTTCCATTGATGATTTCACCAAGCCGTTCTGTGCGAACACCATCGGAAAGCCATTTCTTTTTGAATTTCAGCACCTCTTTCCTGTACGTTTCCTCGCAAGTATCACAACTCTTCCACCATTCAACCGCCTTTAATACAGGCACAAGGTCTTTTATCAACTCGTCCAATTCTGCATCGTACATTCTGCCGACATATTCATCGTCAACCCGGCAGTATTCATAGTTATAAGATCCTCCGCTCATGCTATTCCTCCAATTTTGTTAAAGCGTCACTTAAGCCCATCAATGTATGCTGTCCTTAGCTTGTTCACATATTGCCTGCTGAGCTCCAGTTGCTCACCGATCCGCTCGTCCGTCCAGCCCAGCGCGTAGTAGTTCCGGATGATGATCCTGAGCCTCCTGTCGTCGATCCTGTCCATGATAGCCTCGAACTGATCGACCATGCCGCGCAATTCCTGGCATTTCGCCTCGATCTTTTCCAGCACCTCGTCTGTATCTGCCCGCTGCAGGATCGCCGCCTCCGGGTCGTTTGTTCCCCGCGGCATCCCCGTCAGCTGCACAGCGTGCACAGGCTTCGGCCCTCCGATAAACTGGTTCAGAAACTTCGACTGCCTCTCAAGGGTCTCGATCTCGATCACGATGTCCCGGTAGTTCTCCAGCAGCTCCCGTTTTGTCATCCTTCACCACCTCCATCATACCCTGATCGATCCATCATTCAGCGCGTTCTTATATCCACTCAATTCTCCGCGTATGTCTTCCGGGATCTCTTCCAGGTCGATCTCGCCCTTTTTCAGCTTGTCGCTGACGCTCCCCTCGTGCATGAAGTTGTAATAATAAAGCGGCGTATCCCAGAAAACGAACCGCGCCTTCGGATAAAACAGTTTCGCGACAGACATATCATACTCAGGCAGCGGATCATTCCCGATAAACTCCCGCCTCCACGCTTTGTTCCACAGTGCGGGGTAAATCTTCTGCGGACTGTTCCTGGCATAGCCGACGCCCCTCATAATGAAAGAGAACGCCAGCAGATCGATCTTTTCTGTTCCGATTTCCTTCAGTGCTGCCGCCAGCATCTCGAAAGCAAACTCATGCAGCCACCAGTCATCGTCATCCATGAACAGCACCCAGTCACCGGTCGCGATTTTCAACGCGTTATAATGTCCGCCGCCGTCGATATCATGATCGATCTCAATCACCTTGTCCGTATATTCCCTGGCGACCTCTGCCGTGTTGTCGTGGCACTTGTCGCACGCGATGATCAGCTCGTAATCCGTAAAGCTCTGATCGCGGATACTATCCAGCCCCTTCCGGATGAACCCCGCCGAATTAAAAGCGGAAATGATTACCGAAAAAAACGGCTTACTCATCCAATATCACTCCTTCCTATAATTTCCTGTTCATTCTTATGAACGCTCCGTTATCCGGCCCGTCCTCTGTAAATCCCATCTTCTGATAGAATTCGATCGCTCCGGTATCCTGCTTCAGCACCTCCAGCGCTACAGATTCCATCCCTCGCATCTTCGCTTCGTCCAGGCTGGCAGCCATCAGGTGGCTCCCGAAGTATTTCCGCTGCATCAACTTTTTGATGCAGAACAATGTTATGAACGCACGTTTCGTCTCCTGGTTATTCGCATAAAATGCGGAGTACCCGATAGTCTCTCCGTTATCCTCATAAATTCCAAGCATCACGGCCTTTTTGTCTATTTTCTCCAGAAGCTCTGGATAATACAGTCTTCCGGTCACGCTGATCGTGAAAGCATCATTGCATTCTTCAATGAATTTTTCCTTTTCCTGCCGGTCCTTAATCTCGACAATACGCGCCAGCATCTGTTTATCTCACCTCCACCTTCCAGAACGGCGGCAGGTCCTTCAGCGTGATCTGCCTCTCCGGCGCTTCGATCGTGTACCATATATGCCGGCACTCCATGCACGTCCGCTGGCGCCGGATCTGATCATCTCCACGTTGGCGCGTGTTGCTGACACGCGTCTGCTCGCTTCCACATTTCGGGCACTTCATCATCCCGCCTCCTTAAATCAGTTTCGTAAGCGGACAATTCGCGCAGTATTGTTCGTAAAGCATATCCTCCAGCATGTCGGCTTCCTCTTCCTGGTTCTCACTCAGCATCATGGCCGGATATTTACAATAGTTATCGCAGATTTCATCGACCACTTCGATCAGGATCCTCGTGATCGGCTTCTTCGTGATGTCGATTTTCTCGATCAGCTCATCCCTGGTCATGTTTATCCTCCTCCCATAGGCTCGATGTCTGCTCATACGCTGTTTCCCACGGATAGATATTGACTCGTCCGCATTCGTCGCAGATCATCTTTCTCCTTGGATACTCCACGCCGAACAGATGTGCTGATCCTCCGCATTTCCCACATGCGTAAATCGGTGTTCCCCCAGGTGTCACGCAATCGCCGTTTGTGTCTTTTACCCATTTTCCGAACTGCATCCGTTTGCCCTCCTGTTCCATGCTTCGATTGCTTTTTGTTTTGCTTCATCGTCATAAAATTCGTTCATTAGCGGCGATCCAGATTTACGTGTCCTGAACAATGATGTGCACGCTCCGCACTGAGGACAGCCTGCGCTACGATTCATCTGAATTGTAATTAACATTTAATTCCGGGCAGTTTTTGCAGGTATCTTCTCTGCTGTTTTGCTTTATATGTCTGATTGTCATTCCCACTTCACCGCCTGTCGTTGTTCATCCGTAGGGCGTTTATCCCAACATCTCCATGATTTACCATATTCCGAATATTCAAGTTTATCCTGTGACGGGTTGTCTCCGAACGGACTGTCAAAGATCATGTATCCATACTTATGGCTGTATGCCATAATCAGAGAATACCCGTCAGCAAGGTTTTCAGACACAGGCGTTTCAAGCCACACAACGGTGTCAAGCGCGTCCTCAAGTTGATCAACTGTCAGTACACGCGGTTCATGCTCTTTCAGCATGGCACGAGCATCATCAATGTATTCCATGATGCCCTTATAATCATCTCTCTGCATATCTAATGTGTTTACATATGATTTAAAATCTTTTGCCCATTCTTCAATCGTCATTTCCACTTCGCCTCCTGTCTTTGTTTGATAGTAGGTCTTGCAGACCAACACCGCCATTCTTTCATGTAAAAATCACGCATGAAATCAAGACTATGAATTTTACCAGGTTCAACATTTGTAAACTTCGCATCATACGCCCCTACGTTTGCTATAAGAGCTATATAACATTCATGTTCATCCTTATCTTCAAACCAAACAGCATTCTCCCAATCTTCGAGTTCATCCCAATCAAGGATTCTTGCTTCCTGCTCTTTCAGCAGGGCAAAGACATCCTTTGCAAGAGTTTTAACGCATCCTGTTTTGCATCCGTTATACGGGCATTGTTTACTGTAATCATTGGCTTTTATAATGTCTGCAAGATTATCTGTATATTCATAATGCCCGTGGCAGTCTTCGCCATTCAACAAGCCATGCTCCGAACAAACGGTGAACCCTTTGATAACCTTCCCCCTGTCAGGCATCCCAAACCACCTTAAACCTTTCTCTGTCTGCATAAGCAAATTTTCCACACTCATCAACTAACAAAAGCGTTCCATCGTTCTCTATTGCCCAACCTTCCATATCGCAGTAACACAGATGTTTTGCCCAATCTTCGTGTAATGCGATTTCATATTCGTCTGCTTCTTCCCCTGTCTTCGTGTCTATGACAGTAAATGTTTCCCCGTGCCTCTGCTCTTTCAAAATGGCAAGGGCATTCGTCAAAATGTTCTGATACGCTTCAAATACTGTCGATTGGCTCGGAAGTCCGAATCCGAAGAACTCTCTCATTGCTTCCAGACCTTTGACAACCTTCTCCCTGTCAGCTATCATCCTGCCTCCTTCCTCAGCGCCTTCCTGCCCAGGTTTTTAACCTCCCGCACGGCGCGGATCTGAGACAGGCACAGGAAGATCTCTTCCTGGATCATCTCCAGGTCAGACCCGCACGGCATCAGGTACGCATGAGTGATCAGTCGTACAAACTCCCGTTCCAGGTCGTTCTCGATCTCCCGGATCCGCACGAACTGATAGGGTGAAGAATTGCTTTCATTTTTGACTGGTTCAATCTTCGGGATCGTGACTGTTTTCTTCACCTCATCGCTCATGGCCGGCCTCGGCTCGTTCTTCGGTTTCTGTTTCGGCCCTGGATTCCCGGCCTTCATTCCGTACTGATGCCGGACCGCGTAAAGCATCTGGTCGATCTGTTTCACGCCCTGTTCCTTCAGGAACGCAACCGCATCGTCCCGCCGGCCCTCTGTCAGCATCTCCGCAACCGTCTTCCGAATCCATTTGCTCCGCTGCAGCCGGTCCATCTTTTCCGGTTCCTTCTTCGCTTCCTCGTCCTGCAGCGCGTCCAGGATTGCAGCCGGCGTCTGCTGCCTGGGAATCTTCACGCCGGTCGGTTTTCCGCTGGTCCGGTGATAAGGGTCCCGGGCCAGGTCGATCCGCTGGATATTGAACCAGGTCGCTCCAGGCGATACATAGTGTTCCATGTCGCGGAGGTATCCAAGCACGTCCCCGCCCTCCGCCTCGATATCCAGGCACTTTTCGATGATCCGTGCCTTTTCCTGTTTCGTCCGTTTATTGCTCATTTCGTTCTCCTTTTCAGTTCGTCCAGCACCCACTCGTGCGGCATGATCGCGAAGTATTCGACGGTCGTGCTGCCGGTCCGCCGGTTGTAGATCACGTGGTGCTCCCGGATCTGGCCTTCCTCGATCAGCTGCCGGTACGCTTCCTGCTTCTCCGGCGGGATCTGCTCCGGCCAGAAGTCGACACATTTGATGAACGGTTTAACCTTCGTCATAGCTGAAGTCGGCCTCCATTTCCCGGACGATAATCTCGATCCCTGGCTCGTCATCGTATGCTTTGCAAATGCACTCTTCGCTGATCAGCGCATCATCCTTCCAGAATCCCATGTCCGTCATCACGTCCTTCAGCAGCTTATTCAGGTTGTCCGTGTCAGGCCGTGTGATTTTCCAGCGTTTGTGCCCTGGCTGATGCTTCTTTGCGCTCTTCGGGTATGGGAACAGCCACCGCACCACGAGCCGGATCGGCTTGTCCATGATAGGCTCCGCGGGCATGTATTGCAGCAGCGCATCCCGCAGGATCGCCTCCGCCTGGGCGACATTCTTCTTTTTATAATGGTGGATGTATCCCCCGACAATCCGCTCGCCCTTCTGCTGGGCAGTCGCGGTCGGCGGGATCATCTTCAGTTTGAACTTCATCGGGTCACTCCCTTCAATGTCCTAAGCGCGGACAGGTGGACAGGGAGATCTTCGACCCTGTCCCCTGTTCCGCAGGACATTCTGTATAGGACAGGACATTTATCTATATAAACTGGAATGTCCCTTTTTGTCCCCTTCTCAGATGTCCTCTTCCCATTCGCTCATGTACCTCTTGATCGTCTTCTCTGAAAGTCCGAATTCTTCGGCATACTGCGCGTAGGTTTTTCGCTTTCCGGAGAAGTCGATGTCTCTTTGCACCGCTTCATATAGCCGGGCCTTGTTATCCATTTTCCGTGCCGACCTCGCCAGGCTTCCCATCTCCCGGCCGTTCTCCATGCTGCGCTCGTTCTCTTCCAGGTTCGCGCCGGCCAGGATCTCGCTGGCGTCCACCTCGTGCAGCGGGTAGCTGAACAGGATGTTTACCGGCTCGATCCGCGGGAACTCCCGCAGCGTCGCGTCCATCCGCCAGGCAGTCGCCTTTTCGCCGTATTCGGCCTTCACCTGTTCGGCCTTCTCCGCGGGGATCCGCAGCTCGATCATGTCCAGCAGCGCGTCCGCGTCCCGGGCGAATACGCCCGATCCGCTGGCCCGGTCCATGCTCGCCTTGTTTCCCTGGGCGCCCTTGCTGTGGTGGTGCGCGTAGATCACACTGGCTCCGGCGTTCGCGATCCGGTCGATGGCGTTCGTGAATTTCACAACCGCCTCCGCGGCGTTCTCGTCGCCGATGCCCAGCTTGTAGGTCGGATCCAGCACGATCGCCGCGTACTCTTTCGTCTTCATGGTCTTCACGATCTGCGGCACCAGCTTGTCCAGCGTCTCGATTTTCCCGCGCAGGTGCACGATGTCGATGTTCTCCTGGTGCGGGTTGCTTAGTTCAAGCGCGGTGTAGACGCGCTTCACCCGGTCGTCAAAACTGGCTTCGTCCAGTTCCATATTCAGGTACAGCACCCGCCCCTGTTTACACCGGAAGCCCAGCCACCGCCGGCCCTCCGCGATCGCCACCGCGAGCTCGATCAGCGCGAAGGTCTTCCCGGCCTTGCTTGAGGAAACAAGCAGCATCTTGTGCCCCTGCCGCAGGATCCCCTCGATCAGCTCCGGTTTTACCGGCGGCATATCGTCCCAGATCTCGCCCAGGTTTACGATGCTCAGCGGTTCCACCAGATCGTCTTCGATATAGTGCTTCCACTCCACAAAGTCGCTGCATCCCATGTCCCGGTCTACGATGTACTGCAGCTTCTCGCCCCGCCGGAACCCGGGGAACCGGCTCAGCCGGCTCGGGTTCTTGTCCTGAGTGTCAACCACAAGTCCGTTCCGCAGGCAGATCGTGTAAAGGAAGTCCACCCGCTCCTGGTACTGCTTGTAGTCCACCGCGCCGATATTCACGATCGCGTGCAGGCTCTTCCCGCCGCTGTGGACCAGCATCTTCACCGGCAGCCGCAGGTCCTGAATAATCTGGTACTGCGTCTCTATGTCCTGGGTGTCGCTCTCGACCAGCGCGTACCGGTAGCTGGTCACGTTCTTGTTCGTCCGGCCCTCTCCGTCCATCGGGTTGAAGCAGATCCAGACGCCGGCGGCCTCGGTATAATCGCCGAAGGTCATCGTGATGTCGCCCGGGTACTTCTTGATGCTGTCCAGCAGCTGCTTCGCCGTCCGGCTGGATGTCTTGCCGTATGGTTTAAACTTTCCGTCTTCGTCCTGGTAGGCCGTCGTAATGTAGCAGACCTTTTCCTCCGGCTCGAACAGGGCGCTGATGTAGTCCGTGGCCTCCTTCGCCGGGTTGAATGCGTCCTTTGTCGGCGGCGGCGCGATGGGCTTCGTGTCCTCCCGCTGCCAACCGCTGGTGTCGATCGGCTCGTCGTATGTAATCACGTCGTCCCAGCTGTAGGTGCGCTTTCCGGCTGCCGGGTTGTATCCGTGCTCGACGGCCATGTGGTACACCGTGCCCATCGTGACCTCTGTCCCGCCGTAATTTCCGAACGTTCGCCATTTTTTCTCGCACTCGCCGGCGTGGTATCTGGATCCATCCGTCGCGCTCCATTCGTCCCACAGGCTGCAGGGCAGGCCCTCCTTGTGGAGGGCCGCCCCGACGTTCGTCCATTCCTGATAGCTGAGGTCCGCGCACGGGATCGCCCGGAGGATCTCCCTGGCTTCGTTGATGTCCATCAGAAGGACCCCTTCTTAAAAGCCTTCTTCGGCGCTTCCTCTTCCTTGTCAAAGAACCGCCGCAGCTTGTTGCTCTGCCGGGTATTCCCGTCGCGCCCCGTGTATTCGTCCACGTAGATCTCGCACCGGCCCTTCTCGCCGTCGCAGTGCAGCAGCTTCCTGAACTCCAGCTTGTCGCCGTGGCTCCGGATGCCGATGGACCGCAGGAACGCGCCGGCTTTCCACTCGAATCCCTCCGCCAGGTAGATGTTCTCGACCACCAGGCCCGTGCCCAGCTCGCCGCCGTCGATCCGCAGGAACACCTTCGCCATGTTGCAGGCCGGGATCTTCGCCCCACCGTCGTACCAGTTCTTCTCCGTCTTGATCACCTCGAAGGGATACTTCCCCTCCGGCAGGATGCTGGTCTCCTGCCCGCCGCGCTCCTGGTCCTCGGTCAGTTCCACTTCGTCGTCCCAGTCGTATACTTTCAGATTCTCAGCCATTGTTTTGTTCCTCTCTTTCCGCCTCAGAAGGGCAAATTATGTTTCTTTGTCTGGCACAGGCTGTTCACCTGGTCCCATGCTTCGATCAGCACGTCGCTGATAAAGTCCCTGTCGTAGTCCCGGATCGGGACCGCGATGTCGTAGTAGTCCTTTTCGGAAACGACCGCCTGCAGGATCCCCGGATCGTCCAGCCCGTTCACCTGCATCATCGCCCACAGCTTCTCCAGCAGGATGTCCTTGTCGCTGTCGTCGCTTTGCATGGATTCCGGCCGCGCCAGCGGTTCCTTCTTCTTCGGTTTCGGCACCTTCTTCGCGGCCTCCACCGTGGCCGGCGCGTCCGGCTTCACGTGCGGCAGCACAACCGGCTCCATCGGCTCGATCTTTTCCTCTTCCACCGCCTGGGCCTCGACCGGCTTCGCCTCGCCGAACAGCTCCGCGATCTGGCCGAATTCGAAGGACATTTCATCCGGCAGGCCGAAGCGGTTTTTCGCGTCCCAGCATGCGCTGTGGTTGGCGTACATCACGCGCTTCTGGCCGCCTCTCGCCTTCTTCGTCTTTCCGTCCGGCGCGGTCACCACATCCGTCTTGTAGTTTACAAACAGCAGCGCGTCCACCCATTCCTTGATCAGCGGGGCGATGTTCTTTTCGTTCAGCTTCAGCACGTACCGGTCGTAGCTGCCCATCTCGTCCGGCTGCTCAAACTTCCGGATCATGCTGTGGCATACCAGCACCACGTGCACCCCGACGCTGACCACCTGGTCCAGCATCTCCAGGATCTGCTGCATCTTCTGCTTCGCATAGATGTAGCCCTTGCCGTATCCGATGTCCTCAATGTTCTGGATCTTCTTCTCCGCGCACACGTTCTGGAAGATCAGCTTCTCCAGCCAGTCCACCGTGTCGATCACCAGCGTCCCGAACTGATCCGGGTGGCTGAACACGTAGTTGATCTCCGTGATCACGTCGCCCAGCTCCTCCGGCGGATCAAACCGCGCCACGTCCATGTGCTTCGTGCTGCCTTCCGTGTCGATGAAAACCGCCCCCGGGAACTGCGCGGCGAAGGTGGTCTTGCCGACCCCTTCCGTGCCGTAGATCGCGATCCGCTTCGCGGTCTTCATGGGTCCTCGTGAAATGTTCATTCGTCAATGTCCTCCTCTTCGTCGTTCCTGTCGTTGATCTCGTCCGCCATGATCTCCTCGATCCGCCATGCGTTCGGGCACTCTGCCGGGCTCAGTCCGGCCTCGCCATTCGCGTAGCACAGCCGGCGGAGGTAGCAGTATTCCTTACAGCTGATCACCGGATCCATCAGGAATGGCCTCCTTCAGTATCATGCACTGGGCGATCGCGTTCCGCACGTCCAGCATCGTCTCGTCGATCGCCGTCTTTATGTCCACCAGCGCCTGAAGGTTGTTTTTCAGATCTTCGATGATCTCGTCGATCTCTTTATCCATTGTTCAATTTTCCTTTCCGTGTTATAATGTCATGGATTCATTTTGCCTGTGGCCGTTGGGATTGCCGTCCCGCGGTCACTTTTTTGCATACCCCACCGTCATGTTCTTGATATTTTCGATCGCCTTCACAAATCCCGGCTGTTTCACCTCCAGTCTGTAGGTCATGTACCGGCCGTCGTTCATCAGGATCTTCACCGTCTCCGGGTAGTCGCTGTGCTCCCCGTCGTAGATGTAGATCACGTCGGCTGTCATCGGTTTCCTCCGGCTCATGGGATCACCTCCAAATATTCACTCCGGATGAACCCCCGGTTCGTGTAGCTCCATTCCCGGCTCCACCAGAAAACCTGCAGCACACTGTCCGGTTTTGCCCAGCCGGCCTTGCCGGTCACCCTGGGCCCGTCGATGTACTGCCGGATCGCCACCCGGCCGTCGGCCTCCACCCTGGCGTCCTCCGCGCCCATCCATTGCGGTTCGTCAAACACCATGTACCGGCTGGATATCCATCCCTCCGTGTATTCCAGGCTCAGATCCACCACGTGCAGCCATTCGCCCCTGACCTCCCAGTCCGTGGTCAGCCGGTCGCCGGCCTCGTACCATCCGATCACCGGGCTGTTCGTGGTCGCCCTCTGTCTCACGTTCACGCTGCCGGTTGTTGAACACATCACCCAGCAGTTCCCCTTCACCCCGTCTGCGATCCCCAGCCCCTGGCAGAAATAGATCACCAGCCACACCACGGCCACGATTGCGGCAATTTCCAGCGCCGTGATCACGATCCGCTGGATTGTATGCTTCCTGATCTCGTCCTTCATACTTCCACCCCCATCCATTTCAGGAACGCCCTCCGCGGCACTTTCCACCGGTTCCCGCTCTTCTGGACCGCGAACATCAGCTGCCCTGTCTTCGCGTATTCGTTCAGCCGGCTCGGGTGCATCCCCATCACCCTGCTGATCTGGGCCATTGTCAGCATCTCCTGGTCGCTCCGGATGATCTCATCCATCGTCATCCCGCAGCCCTTCCGGGTGTAGCTGGCGTAGTCAAGCTGCCGTTCCATTTATTCGTCCCCCTTTGTTCCGTTTACGAAACTTCTTTGTTAAAAAAAATGTCGATCGTCTGGTGCTCATCCAGCTCCAGCTCAAACCTCAGCCCCATGATTTCGCCCTGTGTAAACTCGCTCTCGCCGCCGACCTTCCGGAACCATGCGGATCTGCTGATTCCGAGGGCTATACATAAATCGTCCACGGTTTTGTCCTTTAGGATCATCTGAGCCTTCAGCGCTTTTGTGTTCATCGCCGTATCCTCCTTTCTTTCGTTGTGGTTGTTTCGCATCCGCAACACAAAGTATAGTACCGCAAACGAAACTTGTCAACCCCTTTTCAAAATATTTGTTGCTTTTGTGCGACTTCTGTATTATAATGACACTCGACAGGAGGTTGACACACGATGTGTGAAATTGCGAACAAGATCAAATCCCGCCGGCTGGAGCTGGGTCTTACCCTTGAAGAGGTCGGCCAAGCTGTCGGCGTCGGACGATCTACGGTCCAGCGGTGGGAGAGCGGCATGATCAAGAACATGGGCCGGGATAAGATAGCCGCCCTGGCGGCCGTCCTGCAGATCAGCCCGGTGGAGCTGGTCCCGATTCCAGGCTCCATCCAGACAGAAGACGAAGAGCGCCTAGAAGCCCTCCATCAGAATCCGCAGCTGGGCATCCTCTTCGATCACACCCGCAAGATGCGGAAAGAGGATGTGGACTTCATGATTCAGATGGCGGAGCGCATCACCCAGGAGCGCGGAGAAGGATGACCAAAATAACGGTCATCCTCTCCCGTAAACTTCATTCTGCAGGAGGTGATCGAATTGGAAGAAGCAAAGATCCGGCTGATGGACCTGCCGACCAGCGTCCGCGGCTTTTGCTACCATGACGACAACGGCGAAGAATACGTGATCCTGAACGCCCGCCTCACCCGTGAGCAGAACCGGAAAACGCTCCGCCACGAAAAGAAGCACATCGCCCGGGGCGATATGTACGAACCGAACTATATCGAATACAAATAAGGAGGGAATACCATGAAAAAACTGCTCGCCGTCATCCTGATCCTGGCCCTGCTGCTCCCCGCAGCTGCGGCCCTCGCCGACGAACCCTTCTATATCACCCGGCACTATTCCCTGAACATCAACGGAAACTCCGGCCAGCTGCTGTCCGGCAAGGGCAGCAAAGTCTTCGAGTTTGATTCTTTCACCGTCGATCTTTATCTCGACGCAGAAGGAAAAAACGGATACTATATGGAGACAACCTGCATGGACGGCCTTTTCCTGTCCAATGGGACGTACTCGTGCCGCGTGGCAGATACGATGCACGGCCCTCGCCTCGTCCTGTCCAGCGGTGAGAATCTCGCCATCGAATTCGACGATGAGAACGACAGCGTCTGGCTCCAGTTTGCCCGCGGATGGTTCCGCCTGCAGCTGGCCCCTTCCTTTGATATGTATTCAGATTGGAAGTGATCACCATGATCTGCACAAAGTGCTCCCGCCAGATCCCGGACGATGCGGTTTTATGCTGCTACTGCGGAAAGAAGTACATCATCGACCGCAGCAAAAAGGAGAAACGGGCAAACGGTGAAGGCTCCGTCTTCAAGATCGCGTCCGGCTGGGTCGCCCAGATCACGGTCGGAACCCGCCCGCTTCCGGACCTGTCGGAAGTCGACCCGGAGGATCCTCAGCTTCTCAAAAAACCGCAGCAGATCCGGCGCTCGAAGTACGGGTTCAAGACCAGGGCGGAGGCTCTCGCGTACCTGCCCATTCTGAAGGCTCAGGCAGGCGAAATCCGCGCCGAAGCGCCTCACCTGATCAGATACTGGGAGACATACAAAACGGGCGAATATGACCATCTGAGCAAGTCTAAACAGGTAGCCTACAAGGGAGCCTGGGAAAAGCTTAAGCCGCTGCACGAGTATCGCGTGGACGCGATCACCGTCAGCGACCTCCGCCGGGTCGTTTCCGCGAAGTGCAAGACCTACTACACCGCCCGGGACTGCCGGTCCGTTCTGTCGGCCCTCTTCAAGCTGGCCGCCGCGGAGGGATACGTGAACAAGGACCTTCCGTCCTTCATCGTTCTCCCGCAGCTGGAGGAAAAGGAACAGACACCCTTCAGCGAGACAGAGCAGAAGGCCCTCTGGAAGATCTACGAGGAAGGCGATCTCCGGGCAGCGATCCCGCTGTTCATGATCTACACCGGCGCGATGCCTGGCGAAACCATGCGCCTCCGCGTGAACCAGATCGACATCGAACACCACCAGATCACCGGCGCAGGGATGAAGACAAAGGTCCGGAAGGCGACCCCGATCGTCCTGGCAGATCAGATCATCCCGCTCGTGGAGGACCTGATTGCCCACGCGCAGCCCTCCGGCTTCCTCTGGGTGCTGGATGAGAAGGTCTGGTACGCCGATTATTACGCAGCGCTGGAGGCAGCCAAATGCCGCCGCCTGACGCCGTATTCCTGCCGGCACACGACCGCCACCGCCCTGGCGATCACGCAGGGTATCGCCCCGCAGACCGTCAAGCGCGTCATGCGCTGGTCCACGACCCGGATGCTCGACAGATATGCCCACCCGGATCAGGCAGATGCACAGGCAGCCGTCAATCAGATTTAATGCCTCCAGTAGCTGTGCCGGTAGCTATGGCAAATCCTGTTCCCCTTGAAAGCAAACGGCCCCCTCGGCCCCTGCTAAGGGAGTAGTGTCAGTGATGGCAGCCCGGGTTCAAATCCCGGCTTCTCCGCTCAACCCGCGATCCGTAAAGGTTCGCGGGTTTTTCTATCCATCCGCGAAATACCGCAAAAAACCGTTCCTTATCTGCCGGTTGCTATGCGGTAGCTATTTTCAGAACAACAAAAAAAAGCCCCGGGATCTCTCCGGGGCATCGTATTATTTTTCTTCTTCATCAGGCGGTTCTGTCTGCTGTTCGATCTTCTTGACCTCCGGCAGGCCGCCCAGGCTCGTCAGGATGCTGAGGACACAGGCCGCACCACTCACAGAAAGTGCACGGAGCCACTGTACCTCCTCCAGTGCAGCTCCCACCGCAATAAAGCCGACGAACGTTTGCGCAAACGTTCTGATCGCCCGGATTCCCGCCGCTTTCAACCATTCCTTCCAGTTCCAATTCATGTCGCTCCCTCCTTATGGATGCAGATCCTTCACATGGGTTTCCAGGGCGATGATCCGCCCCTCCAGGTTGTTGTGCGCTCCGACCTTTTTCTCCAGCTGGCCCAAACGGTAATCCATCAGTTTCGTCTGCGCCCTGTTGGAAAAATACGTCCCCAGCAGCGCCCCGATCGCCGTCACCACTGATCCGGCCAGTGCTATCCATTCCATTTTAATCAGCTCCTTCCAGCGTCTTCCACGCGCCTGTGTTCTGTGTGATCATGATGTCCGCCTGCGCCTCCGGCACGTGCGGGATGTGCACGGTGTAGGTCCGGATCACCGGCGTCGATTCCAGGTACGCCCAGGTCTTCGGCCCGATCACCCCGTCCTGCGCCAGGTCCCAGTCCCGCTGGAACGCGATCACCGCTTCCTTCGTCTTGTTCCCGAACTTGCCGTCCGCGCCGTAGGGGCTTAGGTCGTACCCACGGTTGATCAGTTCCGTCTGGGCCAGCGTGACGTATGGCCCGGCGTCTCCCTTCCGCAGTGTCGGCTTGTCTGTTGTAGGCACCGGATCACCTCCGTCGTACAATCCCTTCGGGATCGCGTAATATTTCCATTTGTTTTTCATCGGGCTGAAATATTGAACCCCGGACGAGCACTCCACCGTGGATCCATCGCCCAGGTACATCCCGGTGTGTTCCTTCTTGCTGTCCGTTCCTGTGAACACGCAGCACACCTTGTCCCGCGGCATATTGCTGATCGTTCCCTGCTCCGTCCAGTTACCCTTCGTGTTCCACTGGCTGGTGCATCCTCCGCCGTCGATCGTGATCCCGACCAGCCCAAGCAGCCAATGCGTGAAGCCCCTGCAGTCGAACATCCGCACCGGCAGGTTCCACTTGCACCCGTCGCAGCTGCTCCGGCTCCCGTTCAGCACCTGGCAGGCGCTCACGATCGTCGGGTGGTCCTGCCGCTTCCGGTTGTTCCTGCCCTTCGGCGTGCAGATCTCGCCCCACGCGCCGAAAACGTATGGCCAGCCGGAGCACGCGGGACCGATCTCCCGGATGATCTCCGGCTTGCTCTTCCCGGCCTGGATCATCGCCTCAACCCTTGTGCTTATGGTGTCCGCGCTGTTCATTCTTCCGCTTCCTCCAGTCTTCTATGAATGAAAACACTACCAGCGACCCGAAGAAAACCACGTTTACCGCGAGGATCACGATCACCAGCATTCCGATCCACGACAATGCGGTCACCTCTTCCATTTTTACACCGTATATGGTATAATCTCTCTGTAAACCGAATACAAAAAGAGCGCTCGCCGTTGCAGCGGCTCACGCTCTGTCGCGGAAGATGTGGGATAGGCACACCCTCCGGATAATGAGATTATCACATCCTTTCGCGACGTGTCAAGAAAGGATGTGTTTTTTGTGTCTTACGAAACTTTCCGCGCCGATCTCGTTTCCCGTCTGGGCAGTGTTTCTCTCCCGGCTGATCAGCTGGCCGCCGTCCTCTCCGCGCTGGATTCCATGTCCTCCGCCTGGGAGTTTTCCACGAAGTCCACCGCGCTGATCACCGCCGGCGGCATCCCGGATTCTGTCCGGCTCTACATCGCCTCGAAGTCTGTCGAAAACCTCACCAAAGGAACCCTCAAAAACTATTTTGCAACACTCCGCGATTTCTTCTCCGTTGTCCGGCACCCTGTTGACGAAGTCACCTCTGCGGATGTCCGCCTGTGGCTCAACTGGTTCAAGCAGGATCGCAATATCTCCAATTCATACCTGGACCATAAACGGATCATCCTCAACAGCTTTTTCACCTGGCTCGTGGATGAAGATATCATCCGGAAAAACCCGATGCGCCATATCAAGCCGATCCGCTGCGAGGATCCGCAGCGTCTGCCGATGACGGCCCTGGAACTGGAAAAGGTCCGCAGCGCCTGCAAAACGCCCCGTGAAAAGGCGCTTGTTGATTTCCTCTATTCCTCCGCCGCCCGCGCTTCCGAAGTCTGCTCTTTGAGGAAGTCCGACGTCAACTTTATCGACCGGACGATCCGTATAGAGTGCGGCAAGGGCGGCAAAGGCCGGACGACGTTTCTCAACGATGAGGCGGAAGTGTCCCTTCGCGCCTACCTGGAATCCCGCACCGATTCTTCCGACGCCCTCTTTGTATCGGATCGCGCTCCGTTTGGCGCTCTGCAAAAGAAATCTCTGGAAGACGCGATCATGCGGATCGTTTCCCGCTGCAGTCTTTCCGTTCATGTGACGCCGCACGTGTTCCGGCACACAGCTGCCTCCCTGGCCCTCCAGCGCGGGATGCCTATTGAACAGGTCCAGCGCTTCCTCGGCCATGCCAGGATTCAGACGACGCTCCGCTATGCGAAGACTCTGGACGCTGACGTCAAGGCCTCTCACCGCAAGTTTGTCGCGTGATCCTTCCCCTGCTTTTTGAGTTCCGCCCGGCACCAAAATGCCGGGCGGTTTTCTTCAGATCTTAACCGGAAAATCTGACCATATTGTTACTCTTTTGCTTTATCCGATTCTTCGTATTCTTCTCCGCACTCGGCATATCCACCGCAATTATACGGGCAGTTTTCGCACTTATTATTCACAAACAAAACACCCGCTCAAGATTACAGTAGAATTTGCATTGATTTGGCTTGCCGGAACAACATAATATTTGCCGTCACTCTTTTGAAGCGTATAAAACTTCATTTCATTGTTGCTGAAATATATGATTTTTGTACTGCTTTGAGTAATTGGCACAACATTTGTCCCACCGCTTGTATCAATTCTGAACAATGCCGATTCTGCTGGTAGATTTGCTGATGTTTCAAAATTTACACTAAACCAAACCATTTTGCCGATTCTTTGAGCATGGTAACGGTTTAATGTTGATGTATTATTTGCCAAAACAACCGTCAATGCTTCCGGTGTTGTTTTATTCGCAATCTGGTCAGATAGCGCGTTAATCGCGTCCGCATCCTTGCCGATGCCGTCGACCAGGACGCTGGCGTCCGGGCGCTCCGTCATATCCGGCAGCGTGATCGTCTGGTTCGTTGGGGTCAGGGTTTTTGTCGTTGTTGCCATGATTCATTCCTCCTCACTTAAAATTGACGAATTCCGCCAGCTGCTCGATGTCTTCCATGTCGATCTCCGGGTTCCGCTCCAGGCTGATCGCCGGGATGTCCGCCCTGACGTCGATCTCCATCTTCAGCAGCTCCGCCATCTCTTTGTCGAACTTCTTTTTCTCTTCCGGGTCCGCGATCAGGATCATTCCGTTCTCCGCGATGATTCCCTTGTGTTCCTCCGCCATGCGGATCTGTTCCTCCGCGAAGAAGTCGAAGTTCTCCTTCAGCTGGTTCTTCAGGTGGAAAAGGTCCAGGGCGTCTTTGCCCCGGACCTTGTTCCGGATCCTGTTCAGCGCCGTGAATGCGTTCAGCGCCTTCTGTTGTGTGGTTTTCATTTGCAGCACCCCTTTTCTTTTTTATGTGGTGGGCTGATTCGCCCGAACCGTTTTTGTTGCGACCGTGATCCCGTTGATCTTCGCCACCGCCTGGATGTGCATCGGGTCCGGCCAGGATGTGTCCACCGTGATGGAATAGTTGTAGTTGCTGAAATCTCCGTAATTTGTCCCCGGGATCTTCACCGCGATGTCCGCGCCGCTCCGGATGCTCTGGCTTCCGTCCCGCGCCGCGTTCCATCCGGTGGTTTTCGCGCCGTTCGCCACCCTGGCGACTTCCACGCCCCCGCTTGTGCCAATGTGGACGCTTGCGTAATCATCGTCACATACAACTTTATATGTCACGGACTGTTCTCCGCCAGTTGTTGTCTCTGAGGCGGACGGTGTTGTTACAGTCATACTATCGGAACTGATGTTATACCCCGGCAACGACACCTTGTTATAAGCCGCTGTCCATCCAGCAGTTCTGCCATGTGCTGTGCCAGTGTTCGCCACCCTGGCCACTTCAACTCCGCCGCTTGTTCCGATATGGATTGATGCGTTGGCATCGTCAACAACCAACTTGTATGTGGTTGACTGTTCGCCGCCGGTTGTCGTTTCCGTTGCCGACGGTGCCTTCACCGTCATGTTGTCCGTGCTGATGTTGTAGCCCGGCCAGCTGACCTTGTTGTACGCTGCCGCCCACCCCTCGGCCCTCGCGGTGGCGGCCGGCTTAAAATTTACCGTTTGACTCCCGCTGACCGCGTTTGAGAAGGTCATCGATGTGACGTACCCTCCCGAAGTTGTCAGCGTTTTGACTGTCCCGTAGTTCAGTTTCCACAGGTTTGCGGTCCGCAGGTTGACGTCCGTCTCCGTGGTCCCGTCCTCCGCCAGCGCTTTCAGTTTCGTCAGCGTGACCTCGCCGTTCTTCTTCACCCGGAAGTAGGAGTTTGCCGCTGTCGACGCGCCGGCCCAGATGCAATACCCGCTGGACGCCACATTCGTGTCGATGCCGAAGTCGCCGGTCGTGACCTGGAAATAGCCTCCGGACGCGATCTTCACGTACTGGCTGCCGCTGATGTCCACGCCGGAGCTCGTGATCGTGATCCCGCTGACCTTGCCGTAGGCGTTGTCCGTAACGTACTGGCTGATCATTGTGGACGTCTGCGTGGTTGTGGAGTAGCTGGTCAGCTGTCCGTCCACATATCCCTCCGCCGCGCTGACGATCTGGTCCGCCGTCTGGTAGCTGCTTGTTTTCGCGATGTAGGACGACCCGATCCCCACCACGGATACCTGGCTTGGATTCCATGCCCCCGCGGAGTGTGCCGTGTTGAACTGGTATATCTTCCCCTGGTAAACCACCTTCGCGCCCTGCGCATATGCCGTGGACGTGCTGAATATCGGAATCTGGTCCGTCGCCGCGATTGCTGTGTTCACAATCGCTTCCGCGCTCTGGTATACTTCCGTTTTCGCGATACTGGCGTTCTTTGCCGTGTCAGCCGCTGCGTTTGCCTGGGCCTGTGATTGGTTCAGGATCTTCGTTACTGTGTCGTATGTCGGATCCTTTGCCAGGTATGCCGCACTCGCGTTTACCCCGGCCACCCTGACTGCCTCGGTTTTGATGCTTTCCGCCGTCTGGTAAATGCCTGTTTTTTCGATATACGCACCGCTGGCCGCGCTGCTGGCCTGCCGGACCGCCTCTGTCACAATCTGGTCCGCCGTCTGCAGCTGCATTGTTTTTGTGACATACAGGCCGCTGGCGGAGCTTGCGCTCTGGCTTACCGCTTCGCTGACGATCTGGTCCGCCGTCTGCAGCTGACTGGTTTTCGCGATTTTGCCGGCCTCCGCGTTTGTGGCCCGTTCGACCTCCGCGGCGATCCGGTCGTTCGCTACCACCAGCTGCGCGGACGTCCGGTACACTTCATCGCTGATCTGTGCCGTCCGCTCCGCCAGGATCGTGACGCTTTCGCTTGTCTGGTCGATGATCGTCTTCTGGTTGATCTCCGCGCCCCGGTCGCTGGTCTCGATCCATGCGGATCCGCTCCAGACGTAGGATTTGTCGCCCAGCATATCCGCCCAGGCGTCGTGCTTCGTCTTCAGCGCGTTCCAGGTTGCGAAATTGTTATATACATCGTTCCAGGTGCTGTCGCTGCAGAAGTCCTCATCCCGCTTGACCCAGATGTCACCAACCGAAGGCGTATATTCCGTGCGCGGGTCTTCCCACATCACATAGGACGCCGCCTTCAGGTTCACCGCGCTGACCGCGGATTCGATTTCCTCCGCCTGGATCACCAGCGTCGCCGCGAATTCCGTCACCTCGCCGCTGAGGATGTCGACCTCTTCCTTTGTGGCCCGCAGCGTGATCGCCGTGCTCAGCTGCTCGATCTCCGTCTGCAGCGTTGTCGGAAGCAGTGCGTCGTACATTTCCTGGAACCGCTGCCCGTCCCACACCCACATCTTCGGGATCGCGCCCAGCACCTGCCAGCTGCTGACTGCCGGCACCGGCGGTGTCGCCTGGCTGTCGCCGTTCAGGATTGTTCCCCAGCTGCTGTACGAATTGTAGATATCCTGCCAGCTTCCGGTACTCAGCGTCTGGATCCATATATCGCCGCTCACCAGGTGGCTGTGGTCCGGTTCGTCCGGCTGCATATACACCGTGCCGTATCCCAGGGAGGAAATCCGGCTATCCAGGCTGTCGATCGTCTGGGTGATCGTGCTGCCGCTCTGCCATGTGCCGATGGTGGACTGAATGTACGTGTTGCTGCTCAGATCCTGCAGCATCAGTTTCCCGATGAACGCCTCCCGCGCCCACAGGTAGTCCACGTCGATCCGTCTCGCCGTGATCCGGTCGATGATACTGTTAATCGCGTAGAAGTCTTCCGTGCTCAGTTCCGCGAACGTGCCGATATTCCCGATGATCGTCTGCCCGCCGCTCGTGTGTCCGGCTGCGATTTCCTCCGCCGTCGGTGTTTCCACCTGTGTCGGCACCAGTGTCGGCACCCCGTCTTCGTCCCATTCGACGTCGATGTGGTAGTAGTTCCCGTCCGAAGCGCCGATCACCAGGTCGCCGATCGTGGCCTCCACCATCTGGCCGTAGGTGATCAGCAGCCGGTTGATGAACAGCCGGTCCGCGATGCCCTGTTCTGTGATCGTCGTGTCGAAGATCGCCGTGCCGGCGACCAGGTCTTTGACCTTTGCGTAGCTGATGTCCGCGCTGGCGATCTGCGCGTTCGCGATATTCGCGATCTGCAGCTTCGCCTGGACTGCTGCCAGCTGGTCGGTCGTAATCTGGTCCGCCGTGACGCTCCCCGCCGCCAGTTTTTCAGTCGTGACGGCGTTCGCCGCCAGCTTGTCGGTCGTGATGGCCAGCGCTGCGATCTTTGAGGCTTCCACACTGCCGGCGGCCAGTTTGTCGGTCGTGACCGCGCCGCTCATGATGTGCTCCGCCTGGATCGTATTCGCGCCGATCGCCGCCGCCGTGATCGCGCCCGCGGCGATTTTCTCCGCCGTGATCGCCTGCGCGGCCAGTTTCACTGTCGTGATCGATCCCGCCGCGATCTCGTCCGCGGTCACCGCCCCGGCCTGCAGCAGCTCCGTGTTGATCACCTTGCTGGCGATCTGCTCCGCCGTGATGCTGTTGGCCTCGATCTCCCGCGCCGTGATGCTCCCGGCCTGGATGTTCTGGCTGCCGACCGCGCCGGCTGCCAGCGCCCGGCTGTTCACCGCGCCGCTCTTGATCGCGTAGCCGGGCACGGAGGAAGAAACCTTCTTCTTTCCGAACGTGCCCTTTTTGTACCGCAGCCGGATCGCGTCAAACGTGTACCCCGTCAGCTGGATGTTCTCATTGATGCCCATCGGCCCCGCGAGAACCTGCGCCCAGTCTCCGGGCGCCGCGTTCTGCAGCGCGGCGTACTGCGCGTATTCCGCCGTGTCCGGCAGGTGCTCCCAGTCGACATCCAGCGTGATCTCGACCTTGTCGCACTCGTCGATATTGAACCGGTTCTGCGCCTGCTCGCGCATCCTGGCGTACACCGTGTTGATGTCCAGCACGATCTCGCTGCCGTCTTCCTGCTTTTCCTTCGTGCCGACCTTCAGCCCCGTGTTCAGGACCTCCGGCCGGATAAACGGAACCGTCCGCGCACTGTCGATGTACTGTTCCGGCAGCAGCAGCGTGCTTCCGTCCTCGTTCTGCGCGATCGGGTAGATCCGCGTCACCAGGTCCCCCGCGTCCCCTGTCCACACCACGGCCTTCATGTTCACGCCGTAGCTGATCCGGTAGCGCGGATTCGCTTCCTCTTCCGCCAGCAGGTATACGTCCAGGTCGTTCCGGAACAGGTGCCCCGGCGTCGCCTGCAGGAACCCGCCCTTCGGGTCCAGGATCGCGTTCTGCGCGTTTTTCCAGCTGAAGTCCGCGGTGATCAGCGCGTCCTCGCCGGTCATGTTCGTGTAAATATTCCCCGGGTATTCCGACTGCATCGCGCCCTGCAGGAACAGCAGCGCCGTCGCCGGCGTCGCCCGGCTGATGCTGCAGTCGCCGATGATGACCTTCCCCAGTTCGTAGCTGATATGCTCCGCGTGGATGCTAAGGGTCTTCCCGTCCGTGCTCTTCCGGATCTCCGTGATCGTGAAGCTCTGGGTCACGATATCCTGCGCTGGGATGACCTTCGTCTCGCTCTCGCTCAGGTCCGTGCACTTGCTGATCTGGATGAAGCCTTCATGCCCCGCCGTGTCGGCGGCTTTCATGTAGGTGCTGTTGTAATCCCCGGTCTTAACTACCTGGTCGCCGGCGTCCAGCTGCGCCAGTACCTCGCCGCCGGTGGTCTTTGTCCTGGCGATCTCCGTCCAGTTGTTCGGCAGCACCGGCGGAGGGCTCATCGTCAGCGGCCCGGAGATGGCCGTATCCGCACGGTAGTTCTTTTTGTCATATGTGACCTTGTCGCCCTGTTCGTATTCGATGCCGAATTCCCAGTTCTTGTACCCGACCGTGGTCGTGACCGGCACCGTCTTGTACAGCGGGACGTCCGTCAGCCCGTCAGAGATCTCCCAGTATTCCACCGTGCCCAGCGTGATCGCGCCGACGTGCTGCTTCGGAACCGGGCAGCGCAGGATCATTCCGTAATCGATCGCGATGGCCGCGTTGTACGGCATCACCACGTCCAGGTCGTACTGCCCGTTGTCCTGGAAACTGACGTCCGCGCTCTGTGCCGCCAGGGCGATGCCGTGGTTCGTGAAGTCTGTCGTTCCCCGGCCGTACAGTTCGATCATGTTCTCACCTCATTCTTACAGATACCGGAACCTCGGTGTGATCTCCAGCTTTGTGATGCTCCCGGTAAAGGCCAGCGTGTT